ACGTCGACCACCGAGGCGATGACCGGCGAAGCTCAAGCGAAGGGCGCCCCAGTGGGCTCCGTCGTCGCGCTGATCGAGCAGGGCCACAAGGTCTACTCGGCGATCCACCGCGGCCTCCACGCGTCCTGTGCCGACGAGCTGGAGGTCCGGCTCGAGCTGGCCCGTGAGAACGTGCCGGAGGATGGCTACCCCTACGAGGTCGGCGGCGACCCGCGCACGCTCTACATGCAGGACTTCGCGCCCGGCACGAGCGTGATCCCTGTCTCGGACCCGAACATCTTCTCGACGACGCAGCGCATCCAGATCGCGCAGGGCGTCCTGCAGACTGCCGGCGAGCACCCGGACCTGATCGATCGCAAGGTCGCGGTCAGGCGCTTCCTCGAAGCGATGAAGGTGCCCGACATCGACGAGCTGATGAGCATCTCGGATGATCCGGAGCCCATGGACCCGGGCAGCGAGAACGCCGCGCTGCTCGTGCAGAAGCCGATCAAGGCCTTCCCTGAGCAAGACCACATGGCGCACATCCAGGTGCATCTCGCCTTCATGCAGCACCAGGGGTTCGGTGGCCATCCGCAGGTCAGCGCTGCCATCGGCCCCGCCATGCAGGCCCACATCGGCGAGCACCTCGCCTACGCCTACCAGACGCAGGTGCGGATGGCCGGCCTGCCGGTGCCCGTGCTCGATCCCATCACCGGCAAGCCGACGCTCCTGCCGAATGACCCGCAGGTGCCGCCCGAAGTGATCGCGCAGATGGCGGCGCAGTTCGTCCACCTGATGGGCCAGATGCAGGGACTGCCGGGTCCGAACCAGGGGCCGGGTGGACAGCCGGGACCGGGTCCAGAGCAAGGCCCACCTCCCGAGCAGCCTCCCGAGAACCCGATGGCCAAGGCCGAGGCCGAGATGGCTACAGCCCAGGCCAAGACCGAGGGCATCCGGATGCAGGCCGCGGCCAAGGCCGAGGCGACCCAGATGCAGGCGACAGTGAAGGCGCAAGCCGACGCCGAGAAGGCCGCACAGAAGCTCGCCGAGGAGCAGGCCAAGGCCGAGATCAAACAGGCCGACCGCGAGGCCGAAGCCACCATGCGCCAGATCGATCGGCTGTCGCAGCGCCAGCATGACGAGCAGCGGCGGCAGGCCAGGACGGCGAGCGACAACGCCAAGGTGGCGCGTGAGCTGCTGAAGAGCGCCAAGCTCCCGGCTCGCTCTGATCGCCTCGCCAGCCTCAGGGGCGAGACGCCGCCCGAAGGAGACGCCTAATGATGTCCAACGTGATCCCCTTCAACGATCGCCGCCCGGCGGCGGACAGCGCTGGGATACCCGGCAGAGTCCCCGTCGCGGCGCAGCATAAGATACCCGGCAGCGTCCCCGTCGCGGCGCAGCCGAGGATGACCGGGAGCCTCGCGAAGCCGAGGACAATCGTCTCCGCTGGCGAGCCCGCCATGCGCATCGAGAACGGTCAACTCAAGACGACCTGCGTGACAGGCCCGGCCAAGTGCCTCTGCTGCCGCCACGAGTGGCACGCGGTGATCCCGGTCGGCACGGTCAATCTGCAGTGCCCCAAGTGCGCCACCATGCGCGGCGTGATCATCAACCCCATCACGCGGCCCGATGAAATGCAGCTCGAGTGCAAGTGCGGGAGCCAGGTGTTCTCGATCACCCCACAGCGCATCTACTGCCCGCGGTGCGGCACCGCGCATCGGCCATTCGACAACGGAGCGCCCCATGGCTGACGACTCGCGCTTCGGCGCCTTCTACGGCAATCAGCCGGTGTCCGAGGATCTCAACCGCCTGCAGTGGCAGAAGGGGCCCGCTGGTGAGCTGGCCGCTGGTGTGCGCGATGATGGCGTGCTCGCCAGCACGGCCCGCGACGCCGACAGTCAGACGGCAGCGATCCGCGCCATGGCCGACGCGGCCACCAAGTCGCTCGACAAGACCGACATCGGCCAGAGCTTCCTGTCGCCACAGGTCGAGGGCATCGCAACTCTGCTGAGCCTCGGCCCTGACATGCTCGGCTCAATCGCCCGGCTCGCCAATGGCGTCAAGACGCTCGCCACGGAGGGCCGGCTCAGCAAGGGCGTGCAAGAAGATCCCCGCGCTGCCGACGCCGCGCTCCTGCTCCCCGCTGCCGGCTCAGCAGGCCGCGCCGTCGCTCCCGCGCTGCGCATGAGCCCCGAGGCCGCCAGCGTCGCCGCGACCACTCTTGGAGCCTACGGTGTCGGCCACGGTGTCGCCTCCGAGGCCCGGGCTTCCGGCGATGGCAATCGTGTCACGGTGCCGGTCGAGCGCTCGCGCCAGCAGTTTGAGACCACCTACGAGGTGCCGCGCCCTGCGCTGCCCTCCATCGACGATCATGCGAGGTCGGCGCGTCAGCGCTACGAGCAGAGCCCGGCCTACCAGAGCCTCGTCCAGCAGAAGCACGCCATGCGCGCCGGCAAGGAAGCCGATCGCATCGAGCGCGAGGCCCGGGACGCCTACCCGCAGCTCCAGCAGACCTTCCAGCAGCAGCTGAAGGATTGGGAGAGCGGTCGCGAGACCGCCTGGGGCACGGAGCAGGCCGACCACCAGCGCCGACTGAAGGCCTTCCAGGATCAAGGCTTCTGGGATCGCCACCCCGAGATCGCGTCCCACGCCATGGGCGCGGCCTACGCTGTCCCGGCGCTCCTCGGCGCCTCGACGGCCGTTCGCAAGGGGGCTGAGGGACGCCGGCTTCTCGATGCGGTCAATGGTGCCGGGGACGACGTCGGCAAGGCAGCCTTGGCCGAGACGCAGGCGGCGCAGTTTCTGAACCCCTCGGTGAGTGACCGCCTCAAGGGGGCCGCGGCGACCACGCTCGCAGCAGGTGCACCCTTCGAGGTGCGGTCGATCGGCGATGCGATCGATGCCACGTTCGCTCCCGAAGGCTCCGGCGCCAAGGAGCGGGCCAAGGCGCACTTCGCCGATCCGGTGCAGTACCTGATCGACGGCATGCCGCAGATCCTCTCGGGCGCCATCATGTACGGCACCGGACACAAGGTCGGCAGCCTCGCCAACCCGGCACCCAAAGCCGAGCTGAAGGGCGCCCTCGACAGCGCAGGCCGCGCCGAGCGGGCGAGAGGCATCGGCGACCGAACTGTGGCGGCACAGGACGCTCAGGCTCGGATCGACGCGATCCGACGTGAGATCTCGGACACACCTGTGCCCGGGGCAGCGCCGGCTCCTCCCACCACGCCATCCCCAGCAGGCGTCGCATCCGAGGCGAAGCCCTCAGGGCTCGAGGCGTCTGTCACACGCATGGCGGAGAGCACGCGCGCCATCCGCAACGCGAAGGAGGTGGCGCGTCACGAGAGCCTGTTGGAGCAGGCCTTCCGGGCCAACCCGAACCTCAATCAGGCCGAGGCGCTGCGCTACCTCCAGGATGCGGGCGCCAAGGTCGACAAGGCGGACATGAATCGCGCCTGGGGCAACCTGATCGAGAGCAATCGCATCCGGCTGACGCCCGGCAAGGACAAGCGCGAGCGGCGGGCCGAGTGGGCCTCCGACGACAAGGGCGCCTTCGCAGCGAGAGGAGACTGATCCCGTGGCCTTCGGAGCATTCGGCAGCTTGCCTGCCACGCAGCAGCCTCAGCAGAGCGGGGCGCAGAACCAAGCGGCGCCCGGCGCCAGCGCAGCGACGAGCGCGCCAGCAAGCTCTGCGGCGCCTGCGCAGCCTGCGCAGTGGGGTCCGCCCCAGCACAGCGGTGGCCTAAACCAGGGTATGGGCCAAGGGTGGGGTCATGGCGCCTACGGTCCCGGACGCCGCTGGGGTGGCAGGCTGCAGCCCTGGCAGATGGGCGCTGCACCAGGAGCCGGCAACATGGAATCGGGCAACATGGGCGCCTTCGCGGGGCGCCAGATCCCGACCTTCGGCGGCCAGCAAGCACCAAGTGCGTCCTCAGGCGCATCCGGCTGGTATCCGAGCGAGCAGATTGATCCGTTCTCGCAACAGATGGTCAACGCGGCGCCCGATCCGACGCCAGCGCCCGCGGCCTCACAACCGGCGACGAGTGGTGGCTCCCACTGGGGACCACAGCCTGAGAACGCAGCAGCGGGGCCGAAGAAGAGGCAAGCCAACTTCGCCGAATTTGCCCTGTCTGCCATGTCGCCCGAATTCAAGAAGCAGTTGCGCGCGCAGGGCGTCTACAGCCCCTATTGGGATACGGGGCGCGACCGGCTGCAGAAGCCCGACTGGAATTGGGGCAAGGACGAAAGCTGAGGCCACCCATGACCACGTCGCGCACCGACATGATGCGGCAGGTCCGTGAGGGCTTGGCGAGTGTCAACGTCCCCGATCCCGGGACGTTCAAAGCTGGCAACGTCCCCAAGCCAGGGACGTTCAAGAGCAAGCCAGCTGCCCCGACCAGCGCCAGCATCACCGGCTACGCACCACCCTCGGCAGGCGGCGCCGCCGAGAAGGCCGCGCACAGGACCGGCGTCGCCCTCCTGGCCGAGCACAGCCACCTCGATCCCGAGGACGCGATTGCCCAGGTCAGCGCCCTTGTGCGCGAGCAGCATCCTGACAGCGGACACAGCGACACCAGGATCGCCAGGAAGCTGCGGCGTGCGCTCAAGGATCGGGATCTGGGCACAGGGGCGACCAATCCCACCCCCGACCAAGAAGCGGCCTCCAGCGCGAACCCCCACATGGACGACGGGGCACCGCTCGAGGACGATGCCGGCGAAGCGCGGATCGGCGGTGCGCAGAGCCACGCTGTCCACGCCGCCCTGCGCCGGATTCTCGCCAGCTGATTGCTCCCCACGGCTAAAGCCGGGGGCTTCTCCTGCTGAGCCAACTGGAATAACAACCTCTACTTGATGTTTTTTCTTGACATTCCCGGATTGTAATTTTGGCGAATCGACGGCATAAGCGTGACTGCCTGTTGACCGACGACCGATGCGAGCCGTGGCGCTCCCCATGCGATGGGGAAAAAGCTGATGGTTCGTGGTTACACAAACTACCTGAAGACGCAGACCACACCGATCCGGGAGCAGCTGATCGCTCAGCTCGTCTCGGGACAGGGTGACGACAAGACCGAGCACCTGCGGGGCCAGATCAAAGCGATCGACCGCCTCCTGAAGCTCATCGACGACGCGGCGCACACCTACCTCAACGAGGTCGCGCCCAACGAGGGTGACGAGCCCACCAGCCGTGAGGCCGGTGACCGAGCCGACCGCCGTTCGGGACGGAGGGTCGCCTGATGAGCCTCCTCATCCCGAAGCACCTCGCCGCTGCCCGCAGCCGCGCAAGCGCTGGCGCCAGCTCCCCCGTCAAGATCGCGCAGGCCGAGCGCACGCTCGCCGACGAGATCGCGGAAGCCATCCCCGTGGGCGTGCCCCGGGGCGTGTGGTGGCGCGTCGTCGTCACGCCCGTCGGACTGCGCAGCGCGTCCAAGGGCGGCATCCTCCTCACCGAGCACCAGGAGAGCGATCAGCTCTGGGTGCATGGGCTCGGCAAGGTTGTGTCGGTCGGCAGCCTCGCCTTCAAGGGCGACGCTTGGAAGGGTGCCGACGAGAGCGAGATCCCAAAGGTCGGCGACCTCGTCCTCTACAATCCCAAGACCCCCACCCGCGTGATGCGCAACGGTCGCTGGTTCCTGATCATGAACGATGATCATGTGACAAGCGTCGTCGACCCCGCGCACGCCGAAGGATTTAGTTTTTTTGAAGGGCTCGAAATATGAAGGGCTCGACGTCCGTCTCCACAGGCACGGCTCGGGCCTTGGCATCCTCTACGCAGGATGACGTTGAGGCTGCGCACGCTGCGGAGGCCACTGCGCAGCATGACGTTGAGGCTGCGCAGCATGATGTCGAGGACTGCGCAGTCCCTGCGCACGCTGCAGAGACCTCAACGCAGACTGCAGAGACCACTGCGCAGCATGACGTTGAGGCTGCGCAGCATGATGTCGAGGACTGCGCAGACACTGCGCAGCTCAACGCAGCCTCTACGCAGCACTGCGCAGTCCCTGCAGAGACCCTGCGCAGTCACTGCGCAGCCTCTACGCAGGATGATGTCGAGCCTGCGCAGCATCATGTCGAGCCTGCGCAGCTCAACGCAGGCTCTACGCAGCACTGCGCAGTCACTGCGCAGCATGATGTCGAGCACTGCGCAGTGACTGCAGAGGCTCAACGCAGATCAACGCAGGCCCTGCGCAGTCCTCTGCGCAGACTGCAGAGGCTCTACGCAGTCGCTGCAGAGGCCGCTGAGCACGCTGCGCAGTCGCTGCGCAGATCAACACCATCGCTGAGGATGAGCTGTCGAATGGGGGTCTACGCATGAGTTTTCGTCAACAGAACGGGCACGCGACCCGAGCACCAGCTCGGCCCATGCCGGCCCCGATCCAGGTGCCGGATGGTCCGCTCTCGGCGGGCCGCGTGCGCTGGTACGACACCGAACGTAAATTCGGCTGGGTACGGAGCGACGACGGCGCCGACTACTTCGTGCACTGGCGCTGCCTGAAGAGGTGGGGCGTCAATCCGGGGGACATGCTGGACGACGCTCGCGTGCTCTTCACCGCCCAGGCTGTCCCGGGCCGCTCGCCCGAGGTTGCCTACCTGCGCTTTGCAGCGGTGGAGGTCGCCCATGGGTAAGCTCGGCCTCACCGACGACACGCCGGACGACGACCTGGAGATCGAGGTCGACTTCGTCGATGGCGACGACACACCCGAGACCAGCGCCGATCCCACGCCGCCGGCTCATCAGCCTGCGCAACGGACGGCGCAGGCTCCCTCTCAGGGTGGCACTTCCGACGAGCAGTCCTCCCCGCAGGCTGACGATGCGACCACGCTGCGCGCCCAGCTGGACCAGGAGCGCGTCGCCCGCCAGCAGGCCGAGCGGGAGCGCGACGACACCGCGCTCCAGGCCATGGCTCGCGCAGCAGCTGCCGAGGCTCGTGGCGCACAAGCACAGCGCGAAAGCGCCCGCGGCATGGTCGAGGCGCTCGACGTCAAGATCAAGGCGGCGCGCGAGGCGCTCAAGATCGCCAAGCGTGAGGGCAACACCGACCTCGAGTTCGAGGCCGAGGAGGCACTCGAGAAGCTGCGCGGTCTGAAGACGCAACTCGAGCGCGATGTCCTCCCGTCCATCCCCGATCCCGAGCAGGTCATGGCGCGGGCTCGCCAGGAGGCTCAGGGACGGCAGCGGCCTCAAGGCACAGCTGTCAGCGAGCACACCGTTGCCCGCAACACCCTCGCCCAGCAGTGGGCTTCGGCCAACCCCTGGATGTCCGACGCTCAGATGGGGCAGGCCGTGCAGTTCCTGTCGGCCCAGATCCATCGGGAGGGCATCGACCCCAACTCGCCGGACCACTTCCGCGAGCTGACCCAGCGGCTCTCGGCAGCGTTCCCGAAGCTCGGCGTGAAGGGCATCGGCGGGCAGCCGGGCAACATGCAGCGCGGGGCCGGTGCACCGCCCGTCGCAGGAGCGCGCACCAGCGCCTCCCGATCGACATCACCGAACCGCGTGCGACTGACGGCGCAGGACGCCGCCACCATGCGCAAGTTCAAGCTCGATCCCAAGGACAAGAAGGCCCAGCTCCACTACGCGCGGGCCATCAAGGAGATCGAGCGAGAAGAGTCTGGCCGCGCCGGCCAGGGCAACCGGTAACCGATGGGGGTCTGAAAGAAGATGCCACGCATACTTTCACCGGGAGGTCGGCAAGCTGGAGCTGAGGTGCGCGAGCGCCCCGTCTCTGTCCGCCCTCCAGTCCACGCGACTCGCGATGCGGACGACGTCGATCGCCACGTCGTCCACGTCGACAGCCCGCCACTCGAGTGGGTGCCGGCCTCGAACCTCGACGCACCGGAGCCGCGCCCCGGCTACGTGCAGCGCTGGATCCGCGACCTCATCACGCCGGACAGCCGTGACGCCAACTGGATGCACAAGCACCGCGAGGGCTGGCGTCCACGCGACCCGGCGACCGTCGGCGGTGCCTGGGCCCACATGGGCGGCAAGACGACGGCGGGCTCCAGTGCCATCCGCGTCGGCAACATGGTCCTCTGCGAGATGCCGGTCCAGATCGCCGAGCAGCGGGCCCGCTACTACGCCGACCGTCTCAAGACGCAGATGCGGTCTGCCGGCGCCGACGCGCTGCAGGAAGCGGCTCAGGCCGGCGCGAGGATCGGCATGAAGCCGATCGCCAGCGAGGACATCGAGATCAAGCGCACGGCGGGCGGTCGAGTCCCTGCCGCACTCATGGAGGACTGAGCCAACCAAGCACTCCGGTCACGTTGAGGATGGGCTGCCGATGGGGATCGCACCACTGTCAACCGCCAGGAGTTTCTCATGGCCAATCAGAATAGCCCGTTTGGCTTCCGCGCTATCCGCCATGCTACTGGCGGCGACAGCACCCGCATGGGGCGCTACCGGATCGCAGCCGGCTACGCGACTTCGCTCTATGATGGCGATCTCGTGAAGTCCGACGGTGCCGGCAACATCGTCCGCGCCGTTGCCGGCGATGCGATCCTCGGCATCTTCCGCGGCTGTGAATACGTCTCCCAGGACGGCTCGATGGAGTTCCGCCGTCACTGGGCGGCCAGCACGGCCACGCTCAACGGCGAGCCGATCTACGCCAAGGTGATGGACGATCCCTTCCTCGTCTTCGAGGTGATGACCTCGCAGACCATCGACGGGTCGCACCGCGGCAAGTTCGTCGACATGGTGCCCGCTGGCATCGTCACGGCGCTCGCCATCACCGCCCCGGGCGCCGGCTACACCGACGGCTCTGTGGCCTTCTCGGGTGGCGGTGGCAGCAACGCAGCGGCCAAGGCGACCTTCGCCGCCGGTGCGCTCTCAGCCCTCGCCCTGACCAACCCCGGCGCTGGCTACACCGCCGCACCGACGGTGACCATCAATGGCAACGGCGCGGGTGCGACGGCGACCGCCACGCTCACGATGGGCAACCCCTACACCGGCCTGTCGCAGATGACGATCGGCGCGCCCGGAGGTCCGGCGAGCCAGTTCCAGATCCTGGACATCTCCGAGGTCAACAACCTCGCCGTGATGAACGTCGGCGGCGAGAGCGTCTCGACCGTCGGGCTCTCCACGGGTGGAGCGTTCTCGATCGTCCAGGTCAGGTCCGTGAAGCACGAGCGCCTCGGCGCCGTGGCCGGCGTCGCCGTCTAACCCAGCTGCCGAGATCGCTCAGGCACTCAACCAAGGAGTTCACAGATGTCTCTGATGCAGCGCGCAGACTTCCGCAAGGAGCTGCAGGCCGGCCTCTACGGCACCTTCGGCATGACCTATGAGGACTGGCCGGTCGAGTGGACCGACATCTTCGAGCAGGACACCTCCGAGAAGGCCTATGAGGAGGAGGTGCTCCTCGTCGGGCTCGGCGTCGCCGAGGAAACCGCCGAGGGCGCCAGCGTGAGCTTCGACGGCGGTGGCGAGGCCTGGACGTCGCGCTACGTCCACAAGAAGGTCACCAAGGCGTTTGCCGTGACCGAGGAGGCCGTCGACGACAACCTCTATGTGAACGTGTCGACGCTCTACGCGAAGAGCGCCGCCAAGAGCATCCGCATCCGCGAGGAGGTGGATGGCGCTTCGGTGCTGACCGCTGGCTTCACGCGCATCGGCCCCGATGGTGTGCCGCTCTTTGCTGCGTCGCATCCGCTGCGCAACGGCGGCTCGATCGGCAACAAGCTCGCCACCAGCGCCGACTTCTCCGAGGAAGGCCTGGAGGACGCCTGCAACCGCATCTCGCGGTACACCGACGACCGCGGCATCCCGAAGATGATCAAGGCCCGCAAGGTCATCGTCCCGGTCGAGAAGCAGTTCGTCGCCGAGCGCATCATGAACTCGGATGGACGTGCCGGCACGGCCAACAACGACCTCAACGCCATGAAGGCCCGCAAGGCGATCCCGGACGGCTTCTCGCTCAACCACTACATCACCGATCCCGATGCGTGGTTCGTGCTCACCGACGCCGATCAGGGCTTCCGCTACTTCGAGCGCAAGGGCGTGAAGAAGTCGACGGAATATGAGTTCACGACTGGCAACATGCGCTGCAAGTTCGTGAAGCGGTACTCCTTCGGCGTCACCGACTGGCGTGCGGGTTTCGCGTCTGAGGGCTCGCCCGTCTAACCGTCGCGAGTCGCAGCTGAGGTATTGGGGGCCAGTCCCGTTCCCTGGCCCCCACCCGCCCCACGCATGGGGCACAATCATCGAGGTGTCGCGCACGATGCTGACCACCGCCGAGATCATCAGCGAGAGCTTCGAGCGATGCGGGATCGACAGCACGTCGGTCCAGCACGAGCACCTCGTGTCGGCGCGACGCAGCCTCAACCTGCTCTTCTCCGAGATCTATGCGCAGAGCTACGCCGACGAGGACTTCGTCGATCTCGTGCGCACGTCCGTCAACATCGGGCAGCGGGTCATCGTGCTTGACGAGGACACGCTCGACGTCCTCGACGTCGTCAGCGTCCCCGACGGCAGCAGGCCGCGCCCTCTGACCCGCATGACGCGCCAGGATGAGCTTTTCCAGGACGGCGCGCAGGCCGGCAGCCTCAGCGCCTACTGGGTCGCCAAGACCGGCCTCACCGACCTCGATCTGCAGGAGCAGCCGACCGGTGGCTGGGGCCAGGGCAGCGTCGGCTACGGTGCCGTGGGCGGTGTGCCGGCAGGCGCAGGGAGCGCCATCGGCGGGGTTGGGGTTCTGACCAACAAGCCGCTGCTGATCCTCTGGCCGACGCCCGACGCGGTGACGCCCATCCGCTACAATCGCCTGCGCATCCCGGCCCAGGTGACGGCCAACTTGGCGGCCCGGCCCGACTTCCGCTCGATCTGGATGGAGGCCATCTGCGCAGGTCTGTCAGCGCGTCTCGCCGTCAAGTTCGCACCCGGGCGCCTGCAGGCCCTGAAGGGCGAGTGGCTCGAGCAGAAGCAGGTGGCGCGGATCGAAACGCGCGAACGTGGGCCCGTCACCTTCTCAGGCCGCGGCTTCGGCCACGCCGGTCGACGGAGGCGCTTCTGATGGCACGCGTCAAGCGCAGGACAGCGATCATCACCGACGAGGTCACGGGCCTTGATGTGCCCGCGCGCCGCGTCCGGCAGGACGAGCATGGCCGCTACACGACCGACCCCGACGCACCGCATCCGCAGCGCTTCCTGCTGCCGGTCGCTCCTGAGCGCCAGGAAGGCCGCCTCGCCAAGCCACAGAATGCACAAGAGGCGGTGGTCCTCATCGGGCTCGGCTTCAACGTCGAGACGGGCCAGTCCGATGCCCTCCCCAGTCTCCGCGCCTCGCTCGGCGACTTCATCGCGGAGGTGGTCTGATGGCCTACAGCACCACCTACGCCACGCTGAGGGCCGAGCTGATGACCTACGTCGAGGACGACTCGGCGGAATATCAGGCTCAGCTCGACAACATCATCCAGCGTGGCCTTGATGCCGTGGTGCGCCTGCTCGATCTGGATCGCTTCCGGTCGACGCTCACCACGCACATCCCGCAGGGCGCACGCACGATGACGCGCCAGGACGCGCTCAAGATCCGCAGCCTGTTCCTGACCAAGGTCGGCGATCACATCCAGCGCCGCAGCTTCGACTTCTGCCGGGCCTACCAAGGCACGGGCGTGCCCCTCTACTGGTGCGAGCGCGACACCGGCACGATCTACCTCGCGCCTACTCCCGACATGAACTACGCGCTCGAGATCGAGATGCTGATGCGCTCCGATCCGCTGTCAGCGCTCCAACCAACAAACTGGGTCACCGACAATGTTGGTGACCTCCTCCTGCTGGCCTGCCTCATCGAGAGCGAGCAGTTCCTCGCCGCACCCGAGCGCGTCACCGAGTTCATGACCACGCTCCAGGCGAAAGGCCAGCAGTACGCCGAGACCTTCCGCGGTGATGGTCGCACGTCGGCCTCGCCGATGCGACCCGCGCCAATGATCCAGGAGGGCCGCATCTGATGGCGATCTCGAGCGCCCTGTGCGCCTCCTTCAAGCTGGAGCTGCTGCAGGCCATCCACGACTTCACCACCGACACCTTCATGATGGCGCTCTACGACGCGAGCACCGCCAGCCTCGATGGCACCACGACGGCCTACACGGCAACGGGTGAGGTTGCCGGCGTGGGCTACGCGCCCGGCGGCGTGGCTGTGGCCGTGTCGACGGGCTGGCCGGCGCTCTTCGGACAAGCGTTCGCCGGCTGCCGCTTCGAGGATGCCGTCTGGATGCCGTCGTCCATTGCTGCCGACGGTGCGCTCGTCTACAACGCCAGCAAGGCCAATCGAGCCGTCGCGGTGCTGGCCTTTCCAGCCCGACGCACATCGATCACCAACACGTTCAGGGTCCGCTTTCCGCCGTCACTCGATCCGATTGTGAGCCTGAAGTAGTTCGCGCTCCGAGCGCTCCTCCTCCTCCTCCTCGAACCCGAGTCGCACCCGTTCGCGGGAGGAGCAGCCGTGCCGTCCAGCTACACCAACGTCCTGCGCTTCGAGAAGCCTGGGCAAGGCGACTACCTCAACAACTGGGGGACTGCGCTTGGGCGTATCCTCGACACCGTCGAGGACGCCGTCACGGGCGTCACCGAGATCGTCACCGCTGGAGGGACAATCACCCTCTCGACGGCGAATGGCACAACCGACGAAGCGCGCCGCGCCATCGTCTGGGTGACAGGTGCGCTGACCGCCAACGCCCTCGTCCTCGTGCCGAACGCCGCGAAGCACTACGTCGTGCTCAACGAGACGACCGGCGGCTTCACGGTGGGCGTCCGCGCTCAGGGTGGCTCGAACACGGTCACCATCCCGCAGAGCCGCATGGGGCACATCTTCGCGACCGGTGACGGCCGCGTGGTCTTCGTGGCTCCCATCGCCGATGCGAACGGCCAGATCGACACCAGCGCGCTTCCCGTCGCGACGCAGACCATCCGTGGCATCGTTCGGCTCGCCACAGATCCCGAGGTGGCAACCGGCACGGCGACCGACATCGTGCCGAGCGTCAAGCAGCTGGCTGATCAGCTGGCCGCCATTGTCACGGCGGGCATCGCAGACGGCGACAAGGGTGATGTCACGGTGTCGGGCACTGGCGCTGTCTGGACGATCGATAATGGCAGCGTGACAGGCCCCAAGCTGGGCGTGCTCAACGACCTCGACGCGACCCAGCTCGGGAACATCGCGACTGCTCTCGGTGCGACCCCTGCCGCCATCGCTGCGATCCTGGCCGCGCTCAGCGTGTTCGGCCCTTCAGGTGTCGGCCATGCGAAGGGCCTCGTGCCCGATCCGGGCGCCGTCGCGGGCACAACCCGCTTCCTCCGCGAGGACGGCGGCTGGGCGCTGCCGAACGGCGTCGCGGTGACCGAAGCCGCTGCCCCGCCCGCCTCGCCGAACCCCGGCGACATCTGGTGGGACACGGTTTCGGAGACGGCCAACCTCTACATCGCCGCCGTTGGCTGGATCGACGTCTCGACCATCGGCACGCCGGGCTCGACCTACACCGAAGGCGCTGCCCCGCCCGCCTCGCCGAACTTCGGCGACCGGTGGTGGGACACCCTCACGCTCACCATCAACGTCTACACGTCCAGCGGTTGGATCCAGCACTGAGGAGTATAGAAAATGTTTCCCGCAGGCCCCTTGCTCGGTGACTTCTACACCACCCCCGCTGGCACCAAGTACCGCTTCAACGGCACCCAGTGGATGATCGTCGGCGGCCACCTGCCAAAAAACGGCAGCGAGGCCGTGACCGGCAACCTGCCGATGGGTGGAAACAAGCTTACCGGTCTCGCCAACGGCAGCGCGGCAACAGACTCGGTCGCTCTCGGCCAAGTGTCGACAGCCGGCCTCAGCGGGCTTGCCTCAGATCTGACCGGCACGCTGTCACTAGCTTTTCGATTTGTCCGGTTTTGATAGCACACGATATGGCCGCTCCTCTGTGATCGGATCGATGCCGGCGGGAGCGGGGGACGCCGGC